TGTAGATGTCATTTTATTTTCTCCAATAAAAATTCAACAATTTGGTCATCTGTGTCAAATCCATATTCATATTTAATGTTTTGTATTTTATCAAAATGTTTTCTATATTTACTTGGATTAGCATATAGAAAAATTAATTTTTTTTGTTGGTCGGTTGCTTCATGCCCTACTTCAATAACATCTTCTTTTATAGCATCTATAACATCAGTATTGTCATCGAATTCAAAGTCCCATTCTTCCAACGGCAGTTCTTCTACTGCCATTTCTAATAAAAACTTATCCCATGTAGCTTCCTCAGAGAGCTTGTTGTCTACTATTCTGTATTCGTTAGCTAGTTTTTCTGGTAAATCTACTTTTATAACAGGCACTTCTTTTAAATCTAAATGTTTAGCTGCCTTCCATCTTGTATGTCCTGCAATAATTACATTGTTTTTATCTACAATAATTGGTGAGTTAAAACCAAACTTTTTTATACTTTTTGCAACTTTTTCTATAGGTTGATTTTTTCTTGGATTACCTGCATAAGGTTGTATTTCAGTCGTTTTTGTCTTGATAATTTTGGTCATCTAGTATACCTCTCTGCACTAAAAAGTTTATAAAGTAGTAGTATGCTTCTTGCCACAAATCTATTTTGTATTTATCTTGAAATTTATTAATTCCTATTTGATGTAACTCTGTATGCATATCTCTACTTAAAGGCACACAAGTGAAGTGCCTAGCATTTGGCTTTTGTCTATTTGCACCCATACCTATAGCATGTAGATGATGTGGGTCTGCTACATGATTGCCAGATACACAACACTGTTTGCCTCTTATAAAATCTACATAGTCTAATGAATGTTCTTCTATAAACTTATTGTTCATTTCAAATCCTCTATTCCAAGTCTTTCCTGCGATAAGTCACCCCACATATTTGACACTTTTCCAAAATGATTTTTGGACTTGTGCAATCACTAGGATTTATACATTTATCATCTGGAGTTTGTCCTTTCAATTCTTTTACATTGTTTTCAAAGTCAAACCTACTTGCTGTACTTGCCATGTCTAAAACTGATGGTTTTATATCTGGATTCGATTTTACAACTGGTAATAATCTAACTAATCTTTCATAAGTTAAATTTTCAGCTAATTTTGGATTTGCTTGAATATAACTAGCAAATTCAGAATATATTTCCATGTCTTGTCTTGCTGTTTCTCTTGCTATACCAATACTATCTAAAAACTCTGCCCATGTATGTACCCATCCATCATAACCTTGATATATTTTGTCTACTTTAATTTTAGACAAATACATACCTCTTTCTAGCCTACCTTTCAGTATTGCTAAATTTATATTATTAAGTCTTTCTAGCATTGGAGCTAGTTTTGTAAAATTGTTTTCTTGTAGTTCGTTATTAGTCGTTGCTATTTGTGTCATAAATACTCCCAGATAAATTGTGTTTTGCTAAAATGGTCGTTTCTTTTTCATCATACTTTCTTAGCAATGCCTCTAATTTATTGAGGTATCTAGGCATAATTCTACCATCTTTAAACCAAAGCTTATGCATGTGTAAAGCATCTCTAATTATTTTTATCTCTAATTCTTTATCTGAAAGTAGAGTATCTTGTACTTCGTTTGTAGTCATGATTCCTCCATAGTATAAGATTTTTTAAAAATCTTTTCAACTTATTTGTAAATTTGTTCATATTCTTCTTTTGATATAATGTAACCATCAGCATCTCTATAAACTCCCGAATCCGACACCCATGCTTTGCCAGAAGATTCTTCTTTTATTTCATCATTCCATCCTTCGTTCTTGAGCCACTTTTGTGGATAAGGCACATACTTTTCTTCTCTTGTATGTAACAGTTGATTAAATTTCTCAGCTAATTCTTCTGCCGACAAGTCGGTATCTATTTGAGTATAAGCTTTTAAAGCAGAAGGTTTTTGTAATTTTCTACCCATTAAAGCTTTCCAAAACTTTTCAAAATCTATAATATCTCTATCATATATATATTCTTTTTTATTATTCTTTCTTGTATTATTATGTATGACTTTTTTGTCATTCGTTACACTGACAATCTTGTCTACCCCTTCTGACTGTTTTGTCGCACATATATACAGTTTTCTTTCAGTATTATTATTTAACAACTCTTTTCTTATATATCCACAATCTTCTAATGTAGACAAAGCCCTCTGGACAGTTCGTTCTGTTGTTTCAAAGTTTTTTGCAAAAAAGAAATTGTTTGCCCAACAATAACCTTCCTTATTAGTTAATGCTGTAATTTCTGCAAATATTAACTTTGCAAAAGATGTTAATCTTTTATCATATCTAACTTCTGCTGTTATAATTGCATAATAATTTGGTTTATCCATTCCAACCTCCATTTAAATTATATCAAATATTATTTATATTAGTCAAGAGAGGAGTGCATGTTTAACGGGAGGTTAGAGACATGAAGAAACACTCCTCTACTTGTAGAATAACATGTTAAAATTCAGAAAGCATCTTTTTAAATCGATTACATCTTTCTAAAATATCACTATCTGACAAATTGCCTGTCGCAATACAATAATCTACTGCTCTATTTAAGATGTTCATATTTGTGATTTTTTCATCTTTATCTAAAGGTTGATTGTTATTGCTAAAGCTTGGTAAGCCATTAGGAACTTTTGCATCAAACTCTGATACATGTTCACCTATGGCTTTGTCAATCATTTTGTCTTTGTCTTCTGGTGTATTGTCAAGGTCTTGTATCATAAAAACATTGTCATTTGTTTCACTATCCACAAGATGTGTATATGACAACTCAACTACATCACCAGGCTCATAAGCGACTGATTGACCAGACTTTTTGGAATACCAATAAGCTACACCATTTACTTCGATTCCGTTTTTTGATTTACCAATAACTTTATCGATAGATACTGTCCTTGTTCCCTCATCAACTTTTTTTAGTGCCATTTGTTACCTCCTTACTAGACTTTTTATTTGCATAATAAGCATCTCTAGTTTTTTTTGCCCTAGCAACTCTCTCTTTTCTTTTTTTGCTAGAATCCTCCCGTATATTTTGATGCATAAACATTACTTCTTCCTCCTTTTAGCATAAGTTGCTCTTTGGTTTTTTGTTGCATTTTTTCTTTTCTTTTTCATTTCCTCTGCATTTTTTTCATGTTGTTGTTTGAAAAAACCAGAGCCTTTTTTTAAATTTTCTTTTTTTACTGCCATATTGTTACTTGCCCTATATCAACTAATTCTTTAAAAAAGATATCTATATCATCAACATTAGATTTAAGATTAAACATATCTTTAAATCTTTCTCTGAGTTGTTTTGAATCTCCATTGACTAACCAAGACACTTCATGATGTTTGCTTAATTTATCAAAAAAATCTTTTGGTCCAGTTGCATAAATATCTATTTTAATGTATGTGCCGTATGTATATTTAAAAACTTAAACCTCCTCCTCAAAATTGTCATCAATATCGTATTCTCTCCATGAATCATCATCATCCATAAATAAGTCTAGCTTTGCTTCCTTAGCAGCTTCAGCTTCCGACATACCTTGTTCAAGATAATTTTCATATCTGTCTTCTAAAAATCTGTCATTATAATTGTTACTCATTCTAACCTCCTTAAAATTAGATATTATAATAATATATTAATGTCAATCACTTGTCAAATGTAAAATTATCTTGTAAGTTATTTAAAAAGGAGATTGAAGTGAAGATAAAAATTAAAGATATAGAAAAAGAAAGAATATTTAACAATTTGTCTTATAAAGAAATTGGTGAAAAACTAGGTGTTACAAAGCAATATTTATCTTTTATTTGCAATAGACCTAGAAATAAACCCTCTGAGGTTAGACATCAATTGTTGATAGAATTTAACAAGATAAAAAAAGATTATCCTATTAATTTACAAATGAGAATTAAGCGAAGATTGCTAAAACAAACACAAGCTGAAGTAGCAAAAAATGTTGGTACATTTGCATCTGTGGTTACAAGAATAGAAAATGGTGATTTAAAACATTCTGTTTTTGTTAAAAGAATCTTAGATTATTTAGAAGTGTAGTCTTTACCATTTACAAGACATTCATAACCTTTCTTTTTATTTGGTATAAACATGTATTGTTCAACACTAAAAAAGCCGTTTATCTTTTCATAAACTATTGTTAGCCCTCTTTGTGTGTTGTCAAATGGTGAATATAAACCACCAGGCATACGAGATAAGTCTGCTAAACATCCGTTAGCCCAACCACCTAAGAGTGAACCATCAAGTTGTGTTGCTATAGTCATGTCAAATCTATGATGATGTCCAAAGATTACATTTCTATTGTAGAATTTTAAGTTAACATTGGCTATGTGTTGTGGTGTTGCAAAGCCTCGTTTTTCATGTCCGTGCATATAATAAAGTTTTTTGTTAAGTGTAAAAGGTGAGCTAACATTTTTTATTTTGAACTTTCTAAACTCTAAGATTTCATGTAAGTGCAATCTGTTAGCTAAAAATGGTGCTAATGCTGCACAACAAGATAAAATCTTTTTTTGCATTCTTTGTTCGTGATTGCCCTCGAAGAAATATATATTTGGTCTAGGTGCAATTTTTCTAAGCTTATTTAGCCAAGATACACCTTCAAACAATTCTATTTCTATGTTAGAAGCTGTCAGGTCAGGACTAAATGTTGATAAAGGATAATAGTCTAATAAATCTCCACCAATAATAATATTGTCAGAACTTTTTAAATTAAGGTCCTTAATAATTTCCATAGCCATATTTAAGGCTTTTTTGTCCTCATAAGGAATATGTATATCCGATACGAAAACAGTTCTAGTGTGTGCTTTCTTCTTCATCTCCTACATCCTTCACTAACGACAATTGCAAATTGTAATAGTGCTCATTTATATCTTCTAAGGTATAAAATAATTTTGCTATTAGTGCTTTCATGTGAGGGTCTGTTTTATAGTGTTGTTGTATATGTAAGTTGAGTTTGAGAAAATTGTCATAAAGTGAGTAGAAAGATTTTTCGAGTGTTAATTCATCCACTACTATCTCCTTTAAAAAATTTGGTTATCATGTCTAAGCCTTCACCATCTTTAACCATGTCTGTTGACAATCGTAACACACTCCAACCCAATAAACAAGCATTATTATACTTTTCCATGTCTTTTAAAAAAGTTGCTGCTCTATTGTGGCGACCATAAACCCAAATGCCACCCTCGACTTCTACAGCTAATTTATATTTTAGCCAAGCTAAGTCGAATCGCCATTTTCGAGATTCATGAAATCTGTGTTCACGAATTGGTACAGGTAAATCTGTAGACATAATTTGGTCTACTAAAAGTTTTGGATAATCTATTTTTGGTTTCTTGACACGAATTGTTGTTGGCATTGGCTCTTTTGGAGTTCTACCCATTTTTCAAATCCTTTTTGCCTTTGCTCTGCAATTCTATTTGCTTCATTTTGAGCATCAGCGAGTTTTTCTATTGAATGAGCAATTGCTCTAATTAATTCTGTTTGTCCATTTCCATTTCCGTTTTGTTGTTTCATAACCAACCAGACAATTATTACTAAAGCTGGTGCTTGACTTAACATTGCTAATAATTCAGTTTCCATCTAACATCTCTCTCAAAAAACGATTTTGCTCTTGGCAGTTCTTTAAGTCTATCACAGAATTAATTGCATCTGTATTTTTAATACAAAGATATCCCGATATGTCGGTTGGACACTCTACAAACTCAACTTTGTTATATTTAATCATTTCTGGCAACTCTCGTTGAAATTTTACTGCTTTAGAGCACGATACAAGCCCAAACAACATTAAAGCAATGATGATATATACCTTTTTACTTATCTGCCTTAAATGACCTGTTTCTGTGCTTCTCATAGGATATAGCTTTATGAACCTAATGGATTTCTTGTTTTTGCTCTCATTTCTTCTAATTTAGCTTCCATGACCTCTAATTTCTTATCTAAGATAGCAACTTCGTTTTGTAGCTTCTCAATTGTGTCACTTCCAACTGCTGCTGACACTTGGTCTAGTCTGTTATTGAAAACTCCCCAAGCATAAAAGCCACCACCGATAGTCATAACTACTCCAATTATCATTGCATACTTTTGTAATGTTTCTATCATCTTACCTTCCTTGTAATCTTCTTAGTTCTTCTTCAAGTATAACTCTTTTGAGTGTTGCTTGTCTAATGTCTTCTTGGTATTTATATACTGGGTCGTTCATTGCAACTTTAACCATTGTATTGTTTCCATAAATTTTTTGGTCTTTATAAATTTCTCTAAGGTCTTGATAAGCATTGCCTTTATAGATTTCTCGATTGTCTGTATAGGATTTGTAATAAGATTTTAAATCTACTTGTTGTTGCTCAATTAGTTTAGCTGCAATTATATTTGTTGCTTGTAATTGTTGTTCAACTGAGTTGACCTTAGCTTTTATCTGACTATCGATTTCTTGAACAGAAACATTTACCTTTGGCTTTTCTTCTTTTACTTCTTCATCTGTTGAAGCAATCTTTGGTTCTTCTTCCATGTAGGATTCTTCAATAGCAACTTCTTCATCATCAACGGGTTTCTCTTCTTCAACGGGTTCTGTGTCTGGTATGATTTCTGGTCCACCAAATGCTTGTAGAATCTCTTTCTCTTCAAATTCCTTATCAAGGTCAGCTTTAGTTTCCTCAAAGATAATTATATCATCTTTAGTTTCAAGAAAAACAAATTCTTCTAACTTGTAATCTTCTACTGTATATTCCATCTTATAATCCTCTTTAATTACATCTTCCCATGTGTCATCAAATTCTATTGGGTCTGGTTGTGTAAAGTTTTCATAATAGCTTACTGCAAGAGATGGATTTCTCAAGTCTGCTGCATAATGTGCTGTGCTATTACTAAATTCGTTAAATTCAAATCTTGCTGTTATTTCGTAATCTTGCTGACTGTTACCATTAACAATAATAGTGTCAGTATAGTTACTATAATCACAACCATTCCAAGTATTACAACTTCCATCGATTTGTCTTTGCTGAGTAATACTAATTCCATTGTCATCTACCAATATTTGTTTCATTATAACATTTTGTGTATTGCTATTCCAAAACCAAATATCAGCTCCTAATGTAGAACTAAATCCACTATTTATTTGTTCTTTAGTTAGATAATCATTAAGGTTTATAGATGATTCTACATACTCACCATCAACACCTGCGATAACTTGGTCACCATGCCTATGGTCTACATTTGTTCCTGTCCAAGAACCATCTGTAAAGTTCGGACTTAGTAAGTTGTCTGTTGTCTGGTCGTATGCTTGAACTGCCCAGACCATCAAGAATAGAATTAATAATAAGTAAAAATATTTAATCATCTCCGTACAAGCCCTCATAGCTTGTATTTATCTTTTTAAATGCTGGTTTACCAGCATCTATAAGTTCTCTTTTTCTTAGCTTCTCAATATACTTCTCATAGTCTGGTCTTTCTATATCATACTTCTTCCATTGAGCTTGAGCCTCACTGGCTATCTTGCCTTCGAAAGGGCAAGGAGTGCCAGCATGTTCCATAGCTGAGAACACTCTGTCATCCTGACAAAGAATTGCGATTGATGCAACTCGCATATTATAATCATAAAGGAGCTTTGATAGTTTCATCCTTTCACAATTTTGGTCTGTAACATAAGTGCCCCCAGCTACTCCAAAGCCTGTCACTTGCACACTTCCTGACAGACCTACGATACAAAGGTCTTGCGAATAGCTACTCATACTAGGTGCTATTGCTGCATTAACTGGTATTTGATGTGTTTTAGTGCTGTTAGTAGTTGTGTTAGTGGTGGTGTTGGTCTGCCCACCTGAATAGCTGTTAGTTGTATTTGATGTGTAGCCACCACTAATGCTAGTGTTCGAGCCACTAGTATTGTTTTGTGTTACAGTTGCATTTGCTGAAGCTCCAATAATAATTAAAATTAATATTAAACCTAATACTAATAAGCTACTCTTCATTTCTTATTTTATTAAGTTCTTCAGCTAGAGAATCGTTCTCCTTGTTTTGGATTCTGTATTTCCAATCTTTAATTTTTTGTTCTTTCTTTTTTTCGTGTTCAAGTATTGCTACTTTATCTTTTAAGCTAGAGACTTGCTGTTCTAATTTACCTACCTTTCGCTTTTGCATATACTCTTGCAGAGCAGCAAATCCCTTGCTTAATAAACTTGTTACTATAGAAGAAACAATCTTACTTATCATTAGTCTTTCTTCTCTTTTAGTATCATAGAAATCACAGCAGCTACAGATGCTAGTGCTGTAGAAATTGTAGTCCATTGTTCTGAACTTACACCAAAAGCTATCATAATTGCTGATAATCCAGCATAAGTTGATGGCTCTTTTAATCTATCTATTATAGTCCACATATTAAACTCCTTGTAGTCATTCTTGCCAAGCACAAACACTCATTGCTATTGCAGTATCACCAGAGCTTGATGTGTTAGCTTGTCTACCCTTTAATTCTACATTACCAGAAGTTACTGTGTAAAGTGTAATATTAACAGCAACATTGCTGGTTTGTCCTGAACCACCCTTAAAACCCCATGTTACCATGTAATTTCCAGAAAAAGGGTTGGTCCAATTTATTTGATATTTACCTGTTCCCAAGTCGTTTACTGAGCTTGTAAGCAAAGAATCAGATATAGTTCTGTCAGCTTGAAATGTAACCCATGCTCTAGGTATACCAGTTAATGTTGGAGCATCTGAACTTTGACTGCCGACTGCTGTAAAGTTTTCCATCAAAGCATTCATATTACTGCTGGTTAATATTGCTCCACTACTAAATGCTAAATCTGTAAATCCCATTATTCAAATGCAATGAACAACACTTGGTCAGGTGTAAATTCACTATCGCTCCCTTCGTTAAATCCATGATGATACATGATTGCTCTATTAGAGCTTTGTTCATAAACAATTGTTGCAAAAACATTTTGTGCTCCTGATGCACCAAGTTCTGCATTTGCAAGTATTCCGTAATGTTGATATTGTAACGAATTTACAATGCTTTGTGAAAAAGTATTTGTATAATTTACTGTATATCGACCATTTGAACCTTTTACAACAGAGCTTACTCCTTTTGACCAATAAAGGCTTCCTGTGCTATCAAAATGAGCCATAACAGTAGCTCTAGCTGCTACACCTGGTGAGTCAGTTTCACCTAATGCAAAAGCTGTAAAATTGCTTTGAACAGCACTCATAGCTGAAGCTGTTAATGTATCACCAAACTGAAATGTAAAATCTTGAAAAGCCATTAGTCTCGCTCCCAAGCCACTACTGTAATTTGTTGTGGATTTATACCCTGAGTATTATTTTCATCACTAAGTCTTGCATAAACATCCATTGCTGTGCTTGATTTATTCGGTCCACCCATTAAATTAAAGTTTCTATTAATTAACCCTGTATTAGATACTGCTGCAAAGTTTGTGCAATAATTAGCCGATTGAAAACTATTAGTCCAGTTAATTGTATATGTTGCATGAGTTGGGTCGCCAGTAAATGTAACTGATGTTACCCCTTGACTAAATATTATTTGTGCTTGTCCTGAGCTAAAAAAGGTTACAAATCTTTTACAAATACCTCTCATTTCTGGAGCACCATCTTGTCTTTCTGCTAATGCTGTAAAGTTTCCTTGTATTTGGTTTAATTGTGTAGAAGTTAACTTTGAACCAAAAGGAAATGTTAAAGGTGTAAATGCCATGAGATTATGCTAACACAGACACAGTATTGTTTAAAGTTCCTAAATCAGGGTCATCTAATTCAAAAACTGTAATATTGGATATTGCAATACCATGTCCGACTGACAGCTCCAATGTTTGTGTGTTATTTTCTATATCAATAGTCTCAGCTATTAGTGTATAAGGTTGGTCTGTTAAGCCAATTTCATCTATGTTTACATATACTAAATCACCAAGTTGTTGTTGCAGATATTTTATTGGTGTTTTAACACTTAATGCTACTTCTGGCTCTTTTCTTCTAAATATAATTCTATCTCCTAAGTTTGCTGCACCAGCAGTATCTACATACCAAATTAAATTAGATGTAGGTTGTTTTCTAATTACATCATAAGAGTTTATAGATGCTGTGTTATCTCTAGTAACTGTTGATGCTGGTCCTACTATTTGATTAGATGTAACAGTAAAAGAAATTGGAACAGTATATCTATTACACATATCATAAGCATCACCTTTAGCTTCAAACGAGATTATGTCACTTCCAGAAACAACTGCACTAAAGCTATTTGTTCCTACTAAGTTTCTTCGGAAGTAAACTTTATTATTTGCTTCTACATAAATTGCTGAATCAGTTACTTCGGCTATACCTTGTAATGCTTGAACATAATTTGTTCCATAAGGGAAGAAACCTTGTACGACTATTGATTCAGAACCCAATGTGTTTTTCCATTCAACCCATGATTGATAATCTATATCTGTATTTGATGTAGTAGTTGTGCTGTCTAACCCTGCACCATAGGAATTAGCTGTAAGAATGTTAAATGTTAAATCAGCAGGATTCCAATTAGAGTTAATGAAACTTGCACCTTGTTGAGATGTGGTATCTGTAGATACAAACACTTGAGACAATATGTCCATTTGATTTTTAAAATTTAAATCGACTGTCGAATCACTATAATCAGCATTTATTAAAAATCCTTTGCCTATACATCCAAAGTCTACAAAAGAAGAATTGTATTGATATCCAAAAGCAATCTCCCCCTCGCTTCTAAAGTTAGTTCTATTCTCGACTATATCGTTCATAAGTTGAGAAGCATTTTCAAGTGTGATAGTAAATGGTTTACCAACAACATCAGCATAAGCTCTTTTGACCTTTGGATATCTAACAACTCTATCGCTAAATACTGAATTGTTGAATGTAAATTGTTTTACTATTGAACGAGGATTTGTAGATTGTTGCTCATTTAAAAAGAATGGTGTTAGTTCATGTCCTAATCTGCATTTGCTTTCTACAATAGTTCCTACTATCATAGAGCCAACTTCTGTTTCTAAATCTACTCCAGTAGGTAAAGCACCACGACTAAATGCTAAACTCCCAACTGCTGTTTCGAAATCAACACCTGTTAATACGATATCTTCGGATGTTGTTAAGAATAAAGAGAATGAGCCAACTGAAGTTTCAAAGTCTACTCCTGTTGGACTTAGCCCTTCAAAAGATGTTGCAAGTGTAAAGCTACCAACTGTAGTTTCAAAATCTACACCATCTGGCTCTAGCCCAGCAATGCCAATTAATCCATAATTGTTATAAGGATTTTTATGCCAGTAACCTAGTTTTACAGTTTTATGTTCTTTTGGAAGGTTGTAATAGTGTCCAAACTCCTCTAATCCAGGAGTTCGCTGCTTCTTATCCTTTGGTATTAAATGATAAGTTGATTGAGCTCTATATGTACCAATGAAACTTCCAAGCATAGTTTAATTATATACTATGATTTAGAATTGTGTTATTTCAAAAGGGATAGTTGGGAATGTTCCAGAACTACCTACTACTGTTATACTAAAACCTTTGTTTGTATGCATTGGTGGTTGAAAGAACATTGGCTCAGTTTGAGCACCAGAGAAATTATCTTGAGTTACAGTAATGTTCCCAGAAGCTACGATTGTGCAGTTATTAACATTAATGTTTATATTCGCTCCAGATACCATTGGTGTTAAATCTATTAATGCAGAATAGATACCTGCTGTTGCAGTAGAAAAAACTGTTGTTGTTCCACCTACTGATGATACTGCGAAAGCTCCTGTTGATACTACTGTCTGTGCCATTACTTATCTCCTAAATCATTATCCCATATAACCTTTAATTCTTCAACTGTAGAAGCTGAATCAATCTCTGGTTTAGCAGGAAAATCTCTTAATTTATTTTTTTTTGCTACTATATCAGCAGTATCTTCTCCTGCTTCTTGTGCTCTCATATACTGAATATCTAACTCTGCAAGTTTTGGTTTTCTAGCTATTCTTATTTTATCTCTCCAGACATCTCGGGCTTTTTCCATATTTATTGTTGGATTCATGTCTGCATCACATGTCCAAGCATTTCTAAATTCATTATCAAGTGAATCAAGGTCTGTTCTATCAATTATCTTTGCACCTTCTGGACAATCTTTTGCAGCTATTTCTTGAACTGTTAGTCCACAGTTTTCTGCTGGTACACATACTGCCATGATTCCGTTCTCTTGATTATAAATAATAACTTTACTCATATTTAACTCGGTTTTGGATATGTAGATTTTACCTCAGCAATGTGGTCTTTCCAAGTTGTTGTACCATCAACACTATCGTGATACTGCATATCAAGTTGGTCTTCAAGTGATTTATATGCTTTTGCTCTATCTCTTTGATATTGCTTTGCATCATGCGCTGTTTGAAGCTCTGCTTGTTTTGCAGTTATCTGGTCATTGGTAATATTATTTGGGTTACCATCATGCCATGTAATACCATCCAAACTTTCTCCATTTACACTTACTTGTGCATTTGGGTCTAAAGCTAAAATTGCTGATATTATATCTGTCATAATTTATCTCCTTTTATCCTGCTATCTCCATAACTGTGAATGTAGATGTAAACCTTCCTGTTATTGCACCATCTCCATCAGCTTCATTATTTCTATTTACATAAGCTGTACCACCACTCTCTGAAAATATTTGAACTTTATATGTGGTTGCACTTGTAGTGCTTGGACTATCCAAAAATTCTATAGAATAATCAAAGGTTGGGTCAGAAGAAGTAGACCCCCATTGTCCACCTGTGTGTGCTCTTGTTCTACTACCAGCAGCATCATGTAGACCAATTTCAGTTGAATCTCTTAATAAAAATATAGGATAAAGGTATGGAGCAGTTCTAACAAGCCCGATATTTAATCTACCTGTAATTAAAATTTTATTAGAAGATGATGCTGGAGTGATTGTTAATGATAATCCTGTAACATCTACTTTTGAGCCACTTGTTGTAGTAAATGTGTCTGTTTTTGTTGTTGATAAAACCTGTAACACTTTACCTGCTGTAATTGTTTCTGAAGCACCTAAGTCTATTGATGTGCCATTAACAGTAAGACTGTCATTTTGTAATTTTGCATTCGTAACAGCAGCATCAACTAATTTAGCTGTTGTTATTGTTCCATCTTCAATTCTACTTATTCTTCCTGCTACTGGCATTATGGCATCTCCCAATCTATTATACCATTGTTAGGTCTGTCATCTACAAATATGTCATTTTCTACATCATATCTTGCACCTTTAAATGCACAGATACCTCTAAAATTTGCATTGTAAGAAGTTTGAATCCATTTACCACCAAAAGACTTTTTACAAAATTCAATGCCTAAAGATTCTTGCTCAACTCCATTACTATCTGTAATTACATCATTACTTACTACTATGACTTGCTCTACTATATTTGATTCGTTAATTTTTGCGAAATGTGCCATTATGCTGTGTAAGTTCCACTCCCTGTGTATTGTAAAACTGTAAAACTACTTGTTGTTGTTATTGTTGGACTACCTGTAGTACTGCCAGAATAATCATCTGTATAAATTCTTAAAATTACGATACCAGAACCACCTGCTCCACCATTAGCTCCGTTGCCGCCACCGCCGCCACCGCCGCCAGTATTAGCTGTTCCTGCTGTTCCAGTAGAGCTACCAGAATCTCCTGCTCCGCCGCCGCCAGAACCACCAGCACCGCCGCCAAGACCAGCAAAGCCACCACTACCACCACCACCACATCTTGTTACAGATGCACCAGTAATTGTAGATGCTCTTCCATTTCCACCTGTTGCTCCTACTGCATGTTCGCTACCACGAGCATCAGCACCACCGCCGCCGCCCGCATTATAGGGTTCGCCATCATTGTAGCCACTACCACCTGTAAACCCATTATTCGGTACATTGCCACCACCATCAGCATTGTCTGTTGTGCTACCTGCACCACCACCACCAGAGCCACCAGAGCCACCACACATACCATTTACTAAACCTTGTGCTCCATAGCCACCACCTAGTGATATAACTTGTAAACCATCTCCTAATATAAAACTTTGATTTCCAGAATCTAAATTGGAAGTTCCACCAGCTCCGACAATAATACTGTAAACTTTGCCTTTTAAAACCGAGCATGATGATTGTTGATGCTCTCCTGCACCACCACCGCCACCTCTACCGAAGCCGCCTTGTGCTCCACCACCTATGGCTAAATATTCTATACCATAAGCAGCTATAGCATTTCCTTGAACTGCACCAGAAGCTATTTGTGTTGAAGTTATAGAAATGTCTGTACCTAATTTATCGTTGGTTACTGCACCATCTGCTAACTCTGCTGATGTTATTACTCCTATTGAACCTGCTACTGCCATTATCTTTGTAACTCCATTAAAACTATTTCGCTTTGACAACATCCTGCAAATAAATTATCTCCATCATTTTCTGACCTGTTGACATAAACTACACCAGCACCACCAGCTACATAGGCATTTTTACCCTGTATCTTATAAATAATTTCACTTAAAGTTGCTGGATTGTCTATGTAATGTCTATTTAAACAATGTTGTCTATACACCATTGAACCTAATGCTGTAAAAAATCCACCTGCAAAAGCATTAACATTATTACTGCCACTATTACCTGTGCCACTTCCTATTTCTGTTAAATCTCTTAATAATCTAAAAAAAGGATAGCCATCATTTTGTCCACCACTCCAAATTGTTACATGGATTAATATTTCAGATGTTGCACTTTTTGGTGTGATTGCTGCACTTAATCCAATATCTACATAAGTTGCAGTATTGGATGAAGCAAATTTTGTTGTTAATTGTCCTCTTACAACTTGTAAGATTATGCCTTGTTCAACTAATCCTTGTAATGCCATCTTACACCTTCAAGATGAAGGGGTCTGTACTTGGGAAAGTTATAGTAACTGTTCCACCATCTGGAGTTAGTGGAAACCCTGTGCCTTCACTCTGGATAAATAATAGTGGACTTGTAGATGAATCTGCTGTTGACACGAACAATACAACACCATTCACTACTGAGTTAACTGCTACTGTTGCTATATTTAAATTATCTGCATCTAACCTACCAGATGCTACAGCTACATTAGATAATGAACTTGTTCCAATCTGTGCTGCTGTTGGTATATCGCTTAAAAATTGATGTGCTGCAGAAAATGTATAAAGTGTTGTGTTAACAAGAGTTACTCCAA